CGCTAATCGTATAGACTTTGTGTTCTGGTGTTGCTGTAACTCCGTCATAGGTGATTACCTCTTTAATTCCGTTGAATACAATTCCGTCGTGGGAAACCCAGTCTAACCCATCCCATACCCTATGGGCTGTAGTTATCTTTTCTATCGGGATTACTCCCTTGTCGGTTAGTATGGGCGTTCCTTCGGCTAAACAGACCTTCCCGAACTGACGATCTTGCTCGTCTTTTTTGGTTACCGGTTTGCCCAGAATAGCTTCGGCGGTTTTGCAATACACGTCTTCTTTATTTTTTAGTGTGTCTAGTATCCATTGTTCATCTGAGAACCAAGCGTTCATGCGCAATTCGATTTGTGATGAATCTACGACCACAATCATATGGCCTTTTGGAGCCACGATACATTCACGCACACCAGATTTTTTATCCAGATTTTGTACATTATAGTCCCGACCGGAAAATCTACCTGTATGGGCTCCGTAATAAACAAGCGGCATTGGTAGAAGTCTTTCTGGTGTTTTTATAGCTACTTTTGCTAATTTTCTGGGTCTTTGTATACCTATGATGCTTTTTGCGGCTTCACGGGCTTCCCAGACGTGTTGTAAGTGAGGGTGTTCTTTTTTGAATTCGACCCATTGCACATCATTTTTAGCGAGTGCTACGGTATCTAATCCTTTGTCGTTTTTCTTTATAGGTGGGTTTAGCCCTTGTTCAACGATCCAACCTTCAAATTGCTTATTAGAGGCGAGAAGGCTTTCAGGTAACCCACTAGTAGCTATTAATTCGTTTCGGGCCTTAGAAGCGATTCTCGACGCTTTTAGAGCCTTTTTAATATCGATGCACAGTTGCGCAACGATCCCCCACTTCATTGTGAGGCTGATTAAGTCCATTTCGTTTGTCGGCATGTGCGGTAATAACAGGTCGTAGATTTGTTTGCACAAAATCACGTCATTTAGCGCGTAATCAATTAATTTTTGATCAGACTCATCAGCACCTTCAGTTAATCCTTCTGTTTTTTCTCCAATTCCTAATGCTTTGGAGATACTTTTAAGCGCATAGCTTGGCCATGCGATTAACCCTCTAGCCATTGATTCTGTGCAAGCCCACATTTTGGGTTTAATACCGAAGTGATGCCATAAAACAGACCCGTCAAAGTACATATTATGTGCAACTACGGTTTCATTAGCCCAGTCAATATTAGGTAATGTATCCCCTTCGAACCATTGTGGCTCTTCGTTATTTGTAATGACAGCACACCCTAAAACTTTAAATTTAGGGTGTTTGATATATTCAATCGTAGTCATTTTTGTGAGACTGACTTCTTTATCGTAGTAAGTCTCAAAGTCGATGTATACAGTCATGCGGCCTCCGTTTAAATGACTATTGTGGCAGGTTAGTAGTGAATGGGCCGATCCCCGTGCCCCATATGCTCTCCGATAATGCACATCCTTGTGCTGAGCGTCACAGTTGGTGGGCGGTAAGTTTGTTTACAAATAATTTATATCGTTTAGCATAAGCAAATTCTTCTTTGGAATTAGCTAATTGTTTCATTTCAGTTGCTTTTAAGCGTAAGAAAGCACACATAAATAAGTAATTCATAAGATTTTCCTGGAAATTTCGCACGTCCTTGTGCGTAGGTGAGTGGTTTACATGAACATATAAGGGTTGGTGATTAATTTAGGATCAACGGGTTCCCATTTACGTCCAAATCCTAACTGGTCGAAGATTGTGTTAAGCACATCTTCTTTAAGTATTTGTTGAAATGTTTCCATGATAATTTGTCGCATTTCATCTACGTGCGCGGAATGACATCCGAATGAGTCATGGATAGCGATGACCGGGAAATCGCACTGGTCGATAATGAGTCTTGCGTGATAGCTATCGATGCTGTGAATTATATTTGGAGCTAATGCTCCTACCATTTTGCGTTCATCAACCTTTTCTTCGCCTATCCTGGCGCTAAAATTTCCTACATTGATGGTATCGCAGGTTTTATAGTCGTGAACCACTATGAATCCGTCTGGCAGTTCCCACATGAATTCTGCAGCCCCTTTGCGTACAGCTTGTTTTGCTTTACGTTCCACATAGTGTAGATATTTACTAATGGGCAATATTGCATCCAATTCAGTGAGCATGGGTTGGATTTCTTTCAATGGTATGCCGGTGCTCCTGGCTAATGATTGCTCTGAAGCCCCATAACTCCAGGGCATTACTAACTTTTTAGCTTGATCACGTGAATCAAGCCCAAACATTTCCATTACAAAGGTGTATAAGTCTTTGGATGGTTTAATTCCTGTAAGATTTGTTAGTTCCATTCCTTTGATGTTATTTGTGAATGCGCTCATCCATTGAATACCGTTTGAGGTCCCATCAAGGCGTATAATTGCCCGAGTTGGATCGCTTAATGTGGCGACTTCTACTAATGATTCGGGTTTGACGTAAGCTTTCATCCCTAATGCGAAGGCTTCATCGTCAGTTCCTTTACACCCTCGTTCACGTCCGAGGTATGTGGCTATTGCCCGTTCATCCACCGGTTCCACTGATTCAGCGAATTGTATCGATGATTTCATTAATTTACTTCCTTGAGTGCTGATGAATCCACCGAGTGCGTATATTCTTCCTCGCGTATCACAACGATGTGTTAATTGGAAAACTTCATCACCTTTATCGTTAAACGTATCTAAGAGTGCATCAATTTCGAGCGATTTGGCTTTCTTTTCGTTATATGGTAATTCCTCGATAGTGTCGTAGTATTCTTCACAGAACTCTTCGGTTGCTGCGTGGAATAATAATGGTACTGAGTCTAATTTACGTAATACCAGTTTTACTTTAGATGATGCTTCCGATTGTCCTTTCGTGAAGCCTGTTATACGATTCTCGCCTATTTCCCGTATTTTGATTTTTTCCTTAATCTCTACAGCATCAATCATTTCCTGGATATCAGGCATTAATTTCCAGAGTTTTCTGGATTCGAGCCGTCCATTCACCATAATGTGGTGCGGTGATGATCGCCTGTTAACAATTCCCTGTTCAATTAAGAATCGGTTGAGCGCTGTACATTCAGTTAAGTCTGGTGTATACAATCCTTGCATGGCTGTATCTAATGCGGATACAAGCCAGTTGTCCTGTGTTCCCTGGTTTACCATAATCACGTTTAATGCTGCTAATAACGCATGTGCGTTAACATCAACGAATGAAAATACGTCTTTTTTCTGGTTTCTAGATTCCGTTACATTTTTAACTTTGATTATTGGCATGCCAAAATCGAAGTCTTTTTTGTTCAAAGTTGCAAAAATTGCATTTGCTATGGGTGTTACTCTGTCAAAGTTATTCATTTCAATATCTCCAAATGGTATTAAGAATAACTTCCATGTTGTTGATTTTCCTTAAATTACGAAAATCGCGGAGCGCTTTTACCCCACAAACAAACGAAGTGGCGCTAGCCGTTTCCATATAAGAAACTCATTGTTTCTTCTAAGTAAACAATAACTTCGTCCCAATTTTTAAATGTATGGTATTGAGTTTTGCTCATAACGTACCATAACTTATTGATTTTAAACACTTTCATAAATTCTCCAATTACAAGCACACAACGTGCCAAAAACATAGTGCCTCGTGCGGCGTTTTAAGTGCTAAGTTTTGCGGCCTCAGCACCATATTCTTAGAACTACGAGCGAAGAAAAAGGGAGCTTTCGCTCCCTCTGTTTCATTTAAATGATTTGATGTTGGTAAAATCTTTGTTTGATTTGAATTCGGCAGTGAATTTTGTTCCAACCAAGTCAGATGTTTCGAAGTCTTCCTCTGTTTCAAGATCAATGTCAGCCAGTTCGGCTAACTTAAGTAGTTGTGCAGCGGCTTGTTGTGCGCATGCCGGGTTACCAAGAGCTAAGACGATGCACGAGCTGCCTTCATCACTGCGGATCATGAGGATGATGTTACCCACACTGTTGACTCCAGCGGCGGTTACAGTGACGGTATGCACTCCATCTAACACAACAGGTTTAGATGTTTCTTTCAATGATGCGATGTTTAATACTACGTTTTTCATGACACTCTCCAATTTAATACAGCGACATCCGCTGCACAAAGCAACACTGAACCGGGCTTTTCCCGCCCAGTACCAGGGAGAAAGACAGCGCACAACAAGGGAAAAGACCGCGCTCTAGGGATAGGTACGGTGTGTTAGGTGCTCGGGGTAGGGTATGGGGGTGGGGGGATACCCTCGAAGCACTTCGTGCTTCGAGGAGGGGTATATACCAAAAAATGCGGGCTTATTGAAATAATAACCTTACAAAAAGTAAGGTTATTTAGCTTTAGCCCGTTTAGGTTTCTTCCTCAGCACCCCGTCCTTACCCCGTCGTGCCTCGCGCTCAGCCACTTCTTCGGCCTTCAAAACCGCTCGTCTCGCAGCCGCCTGTATCGACTGCTCATGTAGCAGAGGCTTCATCGCAAGCACTTCGTCCTTAGTCTTAGCCGCAAGTCCCTCATCCACACCCGCTTGTAACTGTTTCTTCCTCACACGGCTCAAAATACGCAGTGCTTTCTTTTCATTCTCAGCCCGCAGTTGATTACGCAAAAAATCCAGCAATAAGGGGGAATCAGGCGCTAATCTGGCCGCATCCTCCTCTGTCATGGTGGCCCCACGAACAGCTCGATGTGTATCGCGTTTTTTCCTGTTCTGATTCTGCCGCTCTCGTGTTCTTTTGTGATACTCCCGATCATAAGTTAGTTTCCGCTCGTGCTGTTCTGGCGTTAATTCTTTTCCTGCCATTGTGTCACCCCATTTTGTGTGTTAGACTTGAATCATATTACCCCAATCATAAATATTCGCATGAGTGAATTCAGTGGCAAGGATTTTACCCCTGCTACATCCAAAAAAGCTCTAGAGGCTAAACGGGCTAAGAACGCAATCCTGACTTCTTCGTGTAAGGAGAGTCTTGCTGTTGTCTATGAGATGCTGGGCGGACACGTCAGCTTCTTTGAATGGGCTGAGGACAACAAGACTGAGTTCTATAGGCTGTATACAAAGCTGATCCCGGTCGAACCCAAGATTGAAATCAACGTGAACAACAACTATACGGACGTGCTGGAAGCGGCCCGTAAGCGTGTATCCACGACCATTGACTCCACATGCGAACCTGTTATTTCAAACGACGCCGGAGAATCCGATGGCCAATGAGTCAAACCAATCCCCACAAGCGCTCAACGCAGCGCGTAACAAGCAGATCGATGAGTATTATAAGATAGCCTTGCAAGGGCTGCTGTCCGGCACTTCAGCGTATCGTGATGACTCACTCCTCGTGAGTAAAGCGATGGGCATAGCCATCCGTGCGTACACTCATAGAGCCGATAAGCTCGGTGCGACGTTCTCAAAATCACTGGAGTTGCCCGATGCGTAGAGGTGTTCACATCCAGAAATTACCCCATTGCCCCGAGCTCCCAGCCTATGCCACGCCGGGCGCAGCAGCGATGGACTTGTGTGCGGCTCGCAACGTGACGTTGTACCCAGGACAAAGTGAATTGATCCCAACCGGAATTGCGTTGAGCATGCCTGATGATACCGCGGCACTATTGATCCCGCGCTCAGGACTTGGTGCTAGGAACGGGATCGTACTGGCGAATCTCGTGGGGCTGATCGATAGTGATTACACCCGTGAGGTGTTCATCGCAGCGTGGAATCGCAACACTGAGGGCCCAGCGTTTGATATTAAGGTCGGGGATCGTATCGCTCAGATGATGTTTACCCCTGTGGTTAAGGTTCAGTTACTGGAGGTTGACTCATGGGAAGACAATGGTCGGGGTGGGTTTGGCCACACTGGTGTATGACTGGACTTGGAGCAGCGGTAACGATGGCAACGATATTGATCATCATCGGGATAGCGTTCGTACAGTTGTATCGCATCGGGGCTAGGCATAGAGGTGAGGATGACTAGAAATGAAGCCCTAGCTCGATTTAGTGCAAAATACGGTGATAAGTTTGACTATTCGTTGGTAACCACCGATATCGTAGTAGCAAAAGATCGAATACAAGTCATATGCCCCGAACATGGAGTATTTGAAACTAGCGCGGCTAATCATTGGAAAGCATCGCAGACTGTTGGATGCAGATTATGTGTTGGATTGGGCCAACGGAACTCCTGGGCACATGTACTGCAGGGCATACGAGAAACACACGGAGATCGGTATGATTATTCATTGGTTGAGTACGTCGGGATAAATACCCCAATAAAAATAATATGTCGAGAGCATGGCGAGTTTATACAATCACCTAAAAATCATCGCAATGGGGCAGGATGCCCTATATGTAATAACGCTTGTAAGCGTACTGTCGAGCAAGTATTAACCGCTTTTAGAAACGTACATGGGGATAAGTACGATTATTCCCTAATCACTAAGCACAAAAATAATAAGACTAAAGTTTCGATAATATGCCCAAATCACGGTGTTTTTAAACAGCGCCCAAACGACCATATAACAGGGAATGGGTGCCCTGCGTGTGCTAATCGAGGGTACGATCAGACTAAGTCCGGTGTTTTGTATTATCTAAAGGTATGCGATGGTGCCGCTTATAAAATAGGAATCACTAATCAAAGTGTGATGCAGCGGTATAAAACAGGTGATAGATCAAAAATAGAGGTTTTATCGGAGGTCTACTACGCTAATGGATACGATGCGGCGAGGGCCGAAACCGAAATAAAACGTAAATATAAACGCTATAAATGGAAGGGCCCCGACCTGCTATCCTCAGGCAATTCTGAGCTATTTACTAAAGATATACTAGGACTGGATCATGCAGCAACACGAGTTTGACCGCGAACTAGCCACAGAAATAGCTAAATTTTATGCAGATCCGCTAGGGTTTGTTATGTTTAATTTTCCTTGGGGGGAGAAAGGAACACCTTTAGAGCCATGGCCGGAAGGGCCTGATAAATGGCAACGAGACTTTTTAATCCGTTGGGGGGAAGAAATTCGAGAACGTAAGTTCGACGGGGTGAAGCCCGTCAAACCCATATGGATATCTATTGCTAGCGGACACGGTACAGGAAAATCATGTTTAACCAGTTGGATAATTATATTCATAATGTCTACACGGCCATGGGCGAAAATAGTTTGTTCCTCTGGAAAATATGTCCAATTAAAAGAGAAAACATGGTCCGAGTTGGCTAAGTGGCACAAGATGAGCCTGACTAAGCACTGGTTTGAATATAGTTGTAGTATCGGCAATTTGGCGTATTACAAAAAAGATAATAAAGAGAGTTGGATAGCCAGTGGGCAAACTTCTACCAAGGAGAATCGCGATGCGTTCGCTGGGCTACATAATGCTAACTCCACTCCATGCATGATGTTTGATGAGGCCAGTGCGATACCTTCAGAAGTATATGAAGTAGCTATGGGATCGCAAACGGATGGCGAACCTATGATGTTCCTGTTTGGAAACCCCACTAAAAGTACAGGGTTCTTCGCTGATACGTTCGGGAAGAATCGTCATCGGTGGATCAACTGGCAGATCGACAGTCGCACCGCGAGGATGACGAACAAGGAGTTGATTGACACATGGATTGCTGACTATGGAGAAGATTCGGACTTTGTCCGGGTTCGTGTTAAGGGTCAGTTCCCTCGTGTGGGCGACAGTCAGTTTATATCGACGGAAGCTGTTGAGATGGCGATGCAGCGCGAGATCGAACCTAATGATACTGATCCTATCGTGATTGGTGTGGACGTGGCCCGGTTTGGGGATGATCAGAGTGTGGTGATCGTAAGACACGGGCGTAAGGTCGTTGAGATTCGCTCCTATCGAGAACTTGATCTGATGCAGATGGCTGCACGAGTCGTAGAGGCTATAGATGAGTACAAACCGCATACCACTTTTGTTGATGGCGCTGGCCTTGGGGCTGGTGTTATTGACCGATTACGTCAGTTATCTTACCGATGCATCGAAGTCCAAGCCGGAAGCCGTCCATTCGATCCGGATAAGTACGTCAACCTGCGAGCTGAAATGTGGTGGAAAATGCGTGAATGGATTGAACACGCAGACTTGCCTGATCATGACCAACTGCTCTATGACCTTACGGGAATTGAGTACGGTTATGACGAGAGAATGCGAGTCAGATTAGAAAAGAAATCGGATATGAAGAAAAGAGGATTACCCTCGCCGGACTGTTTTGTAGCGGGTACGATGATATTAACCCCGCAGGGCTACGTTCCCATTGAACGGATGCGCGAAGGGGACTCCGTGGTTACTCCGAGGGGCGTTCATACTATTGTGAAAGTTCATGCGACCACCACTAATATGCTGACTACAGTGCAGTTTGATAACGGTAAAACCCTAACCGGCAAGGGTGCGCATAAAATATTCACCTGGGATTCAGGTTGGGTTGCTTTAGAGAACTTAACAAAGTACAATGTCATTGAATCTGACTCAACATGGAGACTAGTTCTATGGCAATTGCTACAAAAGTTATATACAACGGTGAGCCCTTTTACCTTCAAACATCACGTCGCTACTATCAGTCAGGGAGAAAGACTGTCGATGAACGACTTCTTCACCGTAGAATCTGGGCTGACGCCAACGGACAAATTCCAGAAAATCATTGCATCCATCATGTTGACGGCGATTGGACGAATAATGACTTGTCGAATCTTGAGTGTATGTCCGCAAGAGATCACGCAGTCCAGCACATGCAAGAACGGTTTGAGGATCCGGAATTTGTACGGCAGAATTCTGAGAGCCTACAAAAGGCTCAAATCGCCGCAGTCGCATGGCACAAATCTACTGAAGGATTGGCGTGGCACGCAGAGCATGGCAAAACAACTTGGGATGATAGGCGCACAGTGGATGCATCATGTATCGAATGCGGTGCAACGTACCAGACATTCTTTCCATCCCGATCTAAGTTTTGCACTAGGGCGTGCGCTCAACGACACGCGTATCAGTCCGATAGATACAAAACCGAACCTGCAATATGCGCGTGGTGTGGAGAAACCTATATCAACTCCACACATAAATCCAGGGCGACCGAATGTTGCTCTAGATCCTGCAACAACAAGTTACAAGGCGCAAGACGTAGAGGTGTACAACCTGACACTTGATTTCGAAAACGTATACTACGCGAATGGAATCCTTGTGCAAAATTGCGCCGATGCGCTTAGCCTCACCTTCGCCGAGAACGTAAACCCTATAACAAGGCCCCGTGGTTCACGGCGCAAGAAGACGATCAACTGGAGAACTTTGTGAGACGAATAGAGTTAATACGAAAAGCATCGGAAGCCATACAGATGTACGACGTGCATAAGCACAGGCGGGATATTACGTTCCGGATGCTGGCCAGAACACAGGACGAACTACGCACTTCGCACGAAGAGGTTGATACGGCGTTGCAAGCACTGAGAGACTGGGACTTTGCATATTACTGTCGCCATGGGGTGTTCCCGTGAGTGGCGAGCGTATATTAGGGGTGACACTATGGATTATGTTGATTTACGTAATCGCAGGATTGTGGAGCTGGGTATGAACGACGACGATGTGGACTGGCTGGGTATTATATTGATCTGTGCTCTGGCTGCGATGGTTATAACTCCTTCATTGGTGACGATATGGCGGACATCGCTGTAAGATTTGGTGCTGTGGACGATGGCAAGGATGGCAAGGAGCCAGCGATGGGTCTGTACAACCCACGACAAAGTACGAGGAACATGTACGCAATACCGTTGAGCGCGGCACATAAGTATACTGATCAGGGGTATTTGCTGCGAGCGAGCTTCGCGATTGCGCAGTATTTGAATATGTTCCCGGATCAGTTCCTTGTGAACCGGATTGCTGATACTATAGTCAACAACTTGGAAACGCTGGTTAAGCATAAGCCCGTCGGACTAGACACTAAGGGCGAGGCGTTTGCAGAAGGTGAGATTCGTGTTAATGGTGAGCGGATCGAGCAGTTTGAAGCTTGGACTAATGGTGACGTAGTAAAATGATCGAGAATATACAATCCCACTCCGCAGACGAATACGAAGAAGCACCTCAGCCTAAGCGTAAGCGTCGTAAGAACCCGCTTGATAATGAAGCGAATAAGAAGCTGCACGGCAAGCTGATGGACTGGTGGATTCAGGCCAGAGATCATGAGTCGTCGAATCGTATTGAGCAAGCCCTCGATGCTGACTTTAAGGACGGGTTGCAGTGGAGTCAGGAGGATGCGGATGAGCTTCGGTCGAGAGGTCAAGCGCCGCTGGTGTATAACAAGATCAAACCCGCTATCGACTGGGTACTTGGTACGGAGAAGCGCAGTCGTATGGACTTCGCTGTCTACGCGAGGCGCTCAGAAGACACTGACGTAGCCGAGACGAAGACCTCAGTCCTTAAATATTTGTCTGATGTTAACAAGACGCCGTTCCATCGCTCTCGCGCATTCGACGATGCAGTGACTGTGGGGGTTGGCTGGCTTGAAGACGGTGTTCGTGGCGATAGCACCGACGACCCGCTGTTCAGTCGCTATGAGTCATGGCGCAACATCTGGTACGACCCGCTGAGCGTTGAGCGCGATATGAGCGATGCTCGGTTTATCTTCCGTTCGAAGTTTATCGATCTGGATATTGCGAAAGCGATGTTCCCGGATCGGAAGCGCACACTGGATTCTGCGGCTAAAGCTTCATCGTTCTACGGTGATGTGGATAGCGAGGAAGATACGGTGGCTACGTACTATGGGCGGGAAGGCTTTGCAGGTGGATTACTGTATCAGGCTGGTAAGGGCTATGCGTCCAGCGAGCCGAATCGTCAGCGTGAACGTGTTCGGTTGATTGAATGCTGGTACCGAGAACCCACCCCTGTGCGCGTCGTACGAGGTGAGATGTTCCACGGTGCTGAGTACGAGGATGATAATGATGAGATGAATGAAGCGATCGAGAACGAGTATGCCTCGGTGTATGACGCGATCGTGATGAAAGTGAACCTGTGTATCATGACTGAGGATGCGTTGCTGTTCAAGGATGCGAGTCCGTACCGTCATAATGAGTTTCCGTTTACACCGATATGGGCATATCGCCGTGGCCGTGATAACTCGCCTTACGGAATTGTACGTAATATCCGTGATCCGCAGGAGAATCTGAATAAGCGCATGAGTAAAGCGCTGCATATCCTGAGCTCGAACCAGATTATCGCTGAAGAAGACGCAGCGACTGACTGGGATGAGATTCGTGATGAGGCGGCTAGACCGGATGGTATCCTGCTGTTGGATGGGCGTAAAGATGCACGATTTGAACTGGTTAATGATAAGGCACTGGCGCAGCAGCATGTGAACCTGATGGAGATCGATGCACGGATGATACAAGACGTATCAGGCGTGACTGATGAGAACCTCGGTAAACCATCGAACGCTACGTCCGGACGGGCAGTGACTGCGCGCCAAGAGCAGGGCAGTGTCCTGACTTCTGAGTTGTTTGATAACCTGCGTTATGCGTTTCAGTTGCAGGGTGAGAAGCAGCTGTCACTGATTGAGCAGTACTATGATCATACGAAAGTGATCCGCATCGTTGGGGATAATGGTCAGCCAGAATATCTGAATGTAAACCAACCAGAGATTGATCCGATTACAGGTCAGCTTCGCATCATGAACGATATCACTTCGACTAAGGGTGATTTCATCGTGGATGAGTCTGAGTACCGTGCGACTCAGCGACGGGCGATGTTTGATATGTTCGCTGAGTTGCTGAAGACGATGGACCCAGAGACTTCGATGCAGTTGTTGGATTTGATGTTCGAGTACAGCGACCTGCCTGGACGTGAAGAGATCGTGTCTCGTATCCGTAAACTGAACGGTCAGTCTGATCCTAAGAAGCAGAATGACCCGGAAGAGATTCAACGGATGGAGCAGCAGGCGCAAGAAGAGCAGATGATGAAAGAGTTTGAGCGTCGTCGTATTGAGCTTGAGATTGAGAAACTACAAGCCGATGTTAGTAAAACGCTAGCCGACGTTGAGAAGGTTAAAGCGGACGCCGTCAATACGAATGTTAACTCTTTGTACACAAGTATCCAGACCGGAACGGAGATAGCCTTAACCCCTACTTCCGCTATGCTCGGAGACACGGTGGCTACCTCCGCTGGGTTCATAGATAAGAATCCGCCCCCACTGTTTAATGCACCAGACAAACCGGTACTTCCGCCGATGTCTAGGCAGGAGCGAACTATTATCCAGAAGAAAGCGGGATTGGATTCGGATAACGATGGCAATCCTTTAACAGCAGACAAAGCCAGCGATCTTAAGTTAAGGGAAGCTCAATCGAAAGCGGCGGCAAAGCCTGTACCCACTGGTAAAACAGGTGGCACTGGACGTTCGAAAGGGGTCCTAAAGAAGGGGTCAACCGCGCAGCAGAAGTGATATAATATAGGGGTACTGCGGATAGAGAGCGCACTCGAAAAGTTAGCAACCTACTAACCTGCCGCAGTCCTATCGATAGGTATTAGTGAGGACTAATTATGAAAGCATTAGATTTAACGGGGCAGGTATTTGGCCGACTGACGGTTGTATCCAGAGCGGAAAATAGTAAAGGCGGGAAAGCCAGATGGAATTGCGTATGCGAGTGTGGAGGGTCCACTACCACTAGTACAAGTAATCTACGCAGTAAGCGTACTAAGTCTTGTGGGTGTAGTAGAGGCGAACTCTTGTCGAAGTTGCGTTCAATCCATAATATGAGCCAGACACCAGAATATACGATATGGACCGGGATGAAGGCCCGGACGACTAAGCATAACACAAATAGGGCTTATATTTACATAGAACGCGGTATAGAGATGTGCCCTGAATGGCGGGATAGTTTCGAGCGATTC